GTTGGGAGTAGGTGGCAAATAAGGTGCCATCATCAAGGGTAGACGCCAAAGCCGCGGACGTCGTACTGGTCGCTGGTTGCATCGCCGATAGTGATGTGGATGGTATCTGCGGCCACCACGCCGCCTGAGAAGGTGGTCAGGCGTTTGGATTCATCAGGCATCGTTGTGGCGGCGGGGTCAAAGTGTTGTGCGGTCAGGCCGACAGAGGCCAGCCGCACGGGGACGGTGCCATGATGTTGGGCGTTCACTAGGGCGGCGCGGCCCTGTGGGGTGATGGTGATCTGGAGTGGGGTCATCGCATCCTCATGCGGCCTGGGTGAGTTGTACGCGTCGGTACGCGGTGATCTGTGCGCCACCCAGCAGGCCAATCTGTCCGATGGTGTGCACGCCCTGGGTAAAGGTGAAATGGCTGCGAACGGGTTTGGTGCGGATGACTTCTGTAATGACATCTGCGACAAATTCGGCGGTGCTCTGGCTGCCGCCTTGCCCGGATAAGGTGAGCAGCAGTGTGAAGGTGTGCGGCGCAGCCGGTGGGTTTTGTTGCCACCACTCGGTGATGAGGACGTCTCCGCCAAAGCTGCGCACCACATCGCGCACACTTTTGACGCTGCCTTTGCAACGCTGAATCTCAATGGCCGCCGCAATACGCGCGCGTTTGATATGCACGGGCCACGTGCTGCGCCAGGTGTCCACGGACAATGACCAGGCCAGCCAGGGGAGCAATGGCTCGGGGCAGGTGTGCGGGTCCCATAGTTGTTTGAACGGAATCGGGATGTCGGCCATGCGTGCCATCACCTGCTCCAGGGTGCGCATGAGCGGCGTTGCCGTGGGAGGAAGCAGGCTGTGCAGGGGTTCATTCATCAATGCCCCCATGCACTACGGTGATGTTGGTGCAGCGGGCCGCCTGGGTACGGTCAATCGTCAGTCCCTGTTGTGGCGTGATGAGTTCTACGCGTTGGATGCCTTCTACATGCAGTCCGGCATACAGGCCACTCAGGGCGATATCTCGCCCTAAGCGGAATGTGTCTGTGGTGTAGGCGGTGATGCGGCGGTGTGCTTCGGACAGGACGACCGCTGCATCCGGTCCGGCGTAGGTGTGCAATCGTGCGTGGACTTGGTAGTCAGTGATCTGTGCCGGTTGTACGGTCACGTGATCGGTCATGGGGCGTACTGATTCTTGGTTGACAGCGGCCATAACGGCGTCAAGCACGTCTTGTGAGGGCTGTCCGTTGGCGCTGCGTGATAGTACGGTGATGATGACGTCTCCAGGGGTTGGACTGGTGGCGCTGACGTCAAGCACGTCGGCATGGGCGCTGATGGCATGGTAGATGTAAGCGCCTTCCGGACCGGCGACGCTGTAGCCTTCCGGTGCAAGGACGATACGCCGCCGAAAGGCAGCATCACTCTCCATCGTCGGGGGGATGCCTTTAGAGGGGTCACCTGCATCCAACACTAGGCGCTTGACGCGAAATAATGCGGCCAAATGATCTAGGTCGGCATCGCTGGCCAAGGCCACCATGACGGCTTTGGCATCTTCATTGCTTTGGTAGCGGCGCACGGCTTCGCGGTAGGCGGCCACTTCTAACAGGGTGTAGATGGGGTCTGAGGGCAGGAGGTCTTTCAGGGTCGGGTCACGTGCCACCAGATCAGCCAGCATCTCTTGCAAGATCACGTCTGCGGCCACTTGCCGGATGACATCGGGCATGGGCAGCTTGGAGATATCAATAGCCGTCAGGGTGTTGTCCATCAACGCACCTGGATGCCGTCTAGGGTGACGGTTTTCCCCTCAGGAAGGTAGTGGGCGATCAACGCAAGGGTTACCGTGCCCGATGCGGTGGCGCGGGCCGTCACTTGCCGCAGGGTGATCCGTGGCTCGTGTGCGGCAAGGGCTTGTGCGGTGGCGGCGTACAGGTCCATTGTTAGGGCCCGTGTGATCGGGGCATCAAGCAGGTGTGGTAACCGGCTGCCGTAATCACGGCGCATGATCCGGCTCCCTAATGGGGTGCTCAAGATGTTCTGCACCGATTGGCGCAGGTGGTCGATGCCATCAAGCGGCTTTCCGGTGTGCATGTTCATTCCGCGCATGCTCAGCAGCTTGGGGGGATCCCCTGGGCGGTGTCCTGTGGCGGGTTTTCCGAAGGCTCAATGCACTTGGCAATGACGCAGAGTGAGTGTCTTGGAATTATTGAGCTACAATGTAGCTCATTCCTCACTGGGTATCGAAGGATCGCAATATGTCTGCAAACGCAGTTGTCCGTGCCCGCGTTGACACGCACATCAAAGAAGAAGCATCAACCGTGCTGGCGACGATGGGCCTAAGCGTGTCTGATGCGTTCCGTATGATGCTGACCCGCATTGCTCGTGAGAAAGCACTACCGTTCGAGCCGCTGGTGCCGAACGAAACTACCATCGCAGCCATGCGTGAAGCCCGTGCTGGTCACCTCAAGAGCTTTGATAGTATTGAGGCGCTCATGGCGGACTTGCATGCGGAGGATTAGCCAGACTGGCCAATTCAAGCGCGACTACAAGCGCGAAGCTAAGGGCCAGCATCGCGCCACGCTTGATGAGGAACTGATACACGTCTTGGAAGCCTTGGCCTGTGATCATCCGTTGGAGCCACGCCACCACGATCACGCACTGACTGGCGGCTGGAAAGATCACCGTGATTGCCACATCAAACCCGATTTGGTTCTGATATACCGGAAGCCCGACAACGAGACATTGCAGCTCGTGCGCATTGGCTCACACAGCGAACTAGGCTTGTGAACACTCCCAAGATCTCGCGCCTTCATGCGTAACCGCCTACCCCTGCGCTGGGGTGGTGGGTGCATTGGGTCCTTGGGCCGTATGGTGGTGACGTTGTAGGCCAATGCCTGCGGCGGTGATGTCCCCGTGTGCTTGAATGGTGCCTTCTACGGTGAGGTTGCCGGTGAGGTGGAGGCTGGGCGTGTCCAAGGTGAGGCGGTCGCTGGCATTGAGGGTGGCGGTGGCGCAGATGAGGGTGACGGTGCCGGATGCGGCGGAGGCATCTACGGTCAGGGCGTGGGCTTGGCGGTCGTAGGTGATGCGTGTTCCGTCCCCAAACAGCAGGCAGGGCTGGTGGGCGGTGCTGCTGGGCGCGGGGAAGGTCTCTTGGTAGAGGCTGCCAGGCAAGACGATGCCCAGTGCCGAATCCCCATTGGGGCACAGTGCAATGACTTGTTCGCCCAGGTGCGGCAGCCACCAGGAGCGGTCGGCTCCGGCACGTGAGGCCATCACAGGCAGCCAGCCGGTGAGCAGTTCTCCGGCTTCAATCCGCACGCAGGCGGTAGCAGGGTCTAGCTCGGCGACGGTCCCTTGGAGGATCAGGTGTGCTAATTGGCGGGTGTGTTCGTTGAGTGTCTGTCTCATGGGGCGATCTGGTGATAGCTGTCTTGGAAGGAGGGGCCGGTCTGCGGGGTGAAGGACAGCCATAGGTTGGTTGGCAGGGTGCCTGGATTGTTCCAGGCGCTGTTGCCAAGGAAGACGGGTTGTTGCCATTCCACGGTCCAGACGACGTATCGATCTAATTCGGCGTTGAATTCGTCTGGGTAGATGGCAATCACGCGGCACGGATCGGTCGGTACGCCACGCCAGCGGCGCTGGTACAGCCAGGTGCCCAGGGCGGCGGCGGCCAGACGTGCTTGCAGGTGGGTGGAGGGGCCGCGGTGCCCTAGGACAAGCCGTGCCTGAAAGCGCAGCAGGGCGGGGAATTGTCCGGTGCCTGCATCGTTCTCAGGGGCGGGTTCGATCTCACTCAGTGTCAGTAAACAGGCGGGCATGGGCAGTTGGTGGTCTTCATCGTCCTGATAAAACGCAACGGTGGCCAGGTCTGGGAAGTGCGCTGCAATTTGGTCGCGGATGGCGGTATGCAGGGCGTCTAAGCTTATGTCGGTGTGTGTGTCCGCCATTGCAGTTCGTGCTCAAACAGGGTGTAAAAGCGTGCTTCAAAGGTGGCTGTGTCAAGAAGGCCGTTTTCGATATAGGTCATGGAGGGTGCGTAAATGTCTGCTTTTTGAACGGCCACGGGGTAGCGGGCGCGGCCCAGGCGTTTGAGTACCTGCCGTTTGCCGCGCACTGTGGCAATGAATGCGCCTTTGATCTGACGCCCGCCAAGGGCGCTGACGCCGCTAGGGGTGGCTTTGGGTTTCAGCCATAGGAGGGGGACGGGGTTCAGGCCGTACCACACTTTCATCTGGTCGCGTTGTCGATAGGTGCGTAGGCGGCGGCGCACGATCTTTTGTTGGAGTTGCAATGCATCGCTCAGTCCACGCACGGAGCGGGTACGCAGCCACGCCGCCATTTTGATTTTGGCCGAACGTAGGGCCTGCTCCATCTGCGTTTCAGTGGCGTTGAGTGCTTGTGCGATGGCGGTGAGGCTGTGGGTGTGGATGTGGATGCCAATCATGGGGGCACCATCGGGGCCAGCCGCACGAGGGCCATGCCGGTTCCATCCGGTTGTGGGTCGTGGGTGAGGCGGTAGTGGCGGCCTTCAATGATGGCGTAGTCATGTTTTTTGAAGTCCATGACATCGATCTCTTTGCAGGTGAAGGATGGTTCGGGGGCGTTCATTCTGTAGTCGCCGATGTCCGCATCAATGTAGGTCGCATCAAAAACAATGGTGCATTGATGAACGCGCCCGGAGGTCTCCGAGTGCAATTGGGCTGTCACAGCAAAATCATCGGTCTCTAGGAAGGGGTCTAGATCGTCCCAGGATGGATGACTCATCAGCGGCGACCACTGCGGGGGGCAGGTTTCTCATTGTTTTCTGTAGGGGGCAAGGTGTTGGGCGTGGGTGCTCCGCCGTTGGGTGGGTCGATGATCACTGCCACGGGGCCATCGGCATCACCGGCGAGCTCAGCACGGCCACGGCGCATTAAATCGTGCGCCAGTGCCGTAGGGACCTGGACGATCGTACCAGGGCGGTAAATCAGGCCTTGGATTACAACCGCAGCGCTGATTTTGAGGGTGTTTGTCGTCGTAGACATGGTGTGTTCCTCAAGGGTCAGGCGGCTGCGCCGTAGCAGAAGCTTTCGGTACGACGGATGTTAAAGTCGACATCTTGGAACACGACAATCCGGGTGCCGCCGCTGGTGCTGAGGCTGTAGGGGTCGACGGTGATATCTAAGCCTCCCCACATGGCAATGATGAGGTCCGCCCAGTTCCCAAAGAAGACATCACCTGCCTTGATCTGGTTGGACACGCTGGCTGGGTAGCCGTTGACGGTGTTGCCGGATTCCCAAATCGTGCCGCTGGCGGCGGTCTGGGGAAACTTCAAGGCGGTTTTGGCATAGCCACGTATGCCCGCATTGAAGGCGTAGGACATGGCGTTCACATCTGCGTTGTTCAGGGCAATTTGCGTTTCCATCTGGACAAGTTCAGCAAATGAGGGTTGCCCTTTTTGTGCAAAGGACACGGCGTTAATGCCGCTGTGATGTTTAACGCCTGTGGGTTGCATGTCTGAGCCGCTGCCGTAGATGGCGGCACGGTCCACTTCCAGGGCCATGACGTTCAGTAGGTCGCTGCGTACGATTTGTTCGGCATCCGGGGTGGATTGCAAGAGCAGGCGCCGGGTGATGTCGGTATAGGCGGCTAGTGATTTGGGGGTGAAGTGGATTTGGTCCAGGGCAGGTTTGCTTTTTTCCGGTGATTCGCCTTCCCCCACCCAGTAGGCTTGGGTGGTGCCTTTCTGTCTAGGGATATCGACGTTGCCAACCAGGCCGCCCATGACGGTAGCGCGCTGCATGACCCAGGTTTTATTACGCAGGATTTCGATAAAGGAGGAGGCGTGTAGTTCGGTGGCAATGATGTTGCTGCCGGGGCCGTCCGTCGGGGTGGTGGTGGAGAATGCGCGGTTCAGGACGTCCGAGGGGATCAGTAGGCCGCGCGCCTGTTTGCCGTAGGTTTTTTCTGCGGCAGCGGAGCAGGCAATCTCAAAGGCCGCCGCGTTGCGGTCGGTCTGGCTGGCATTAGGCAATAACGCGCGGATCGCGCGGACGATGCTGTAGTGCCGTATTTCTTGTGTGGACAGGCCGATGCCGGTCTGTGTGTGGGGTTCGGACTGGGGCATGGGTGCTTGTCCGTCAGTT